GTGGTTCATTAAGAATTCCAGCATATCCATCAAACCCAACGGGAACAAAAGCTGGACAAATATATTATAACACAGCTGATACAAACATATATCGATACAATGGTACAACTTGGTTAGCAGCAGCCGGTACTTCTGGTTCTGCTGGTACTTCTGGTACTTCTGGAACAAGCGGTAGTAGTGGAACTTCGGGTACAAGCGGTACTTCTGGTACTTCTGGTACTTCTGGTACATCGGGTTCTTCGGGAAGTAGTGGTACAATGGGAACTGCTGGTACTGGTGGAACATCTGGAACAAGCGGTACTTCTGGGACAAGCGGAACTTCAGGCACATCTGGTACAAGCGGTAGTAGTGGTTCATCTGGTAGTAGTGGTTCATCTGGTAGTAGTGGTACATCTGGCGCAACTGGTGCTAGTGGAACAAGCGGTACTTCTGGAACAAGCGGTACTTCTGGAACAAGCGGAACAAGAGGTACTTCTGGAACAAGCGGAAGTAGTGGTTCATCTGGAAGTAGCGGTTCATCTGGAAGTAGCGGTTCATCTGGAAGTAGTGGTACAATGGGAACTGCTGGTAGTGGTGGTTCATCTGGAAGTAGTGGTACGATGGGAACTGCTGGTAGTGGTGGTACAAGCGGTACTTCTGGAACATCTGGGACATCTGGAACAAGAGGTACTTCTGGAACAAGCGGTAGTAGTGGTTCATCTGGAAGCAGTGGAAGTAGTGGAAGCAGTGGTTCTTCTGGTGCATCCGGTGCATCGGGTTCTTCTGGAAGTAGTGGTTCAAGCGGAAGCAGTGGTTCTTCTGGAACGTCTGGAACATCGGGTACTTCCGGAACACGTGGTACAAGTGGAAGTAGTGGTTCTTCAGGTGCATCCGGTGCATCTGGTTCTTCTGGAAGTAGCGGAAGTAGTGGTTCTTCAGGTGCATCCGGCGCATCTGGTTCATCTGGAAGTAGTGGTACATCTGGTGCTGGTACATCTGGAACATCTGGAACATCTGGTGCTGGTACTTCTGGTACTTCTGGATTACTTGCTTTAACTGGTACAACTAATAATGGTGTAATTACATTAAACGGAACTGCACCAAACGCAACAGTTGAAAGTAATCTTACATTTGATGGTACTACACTAACAATAGCTGGTAATATTAACACAGGTCCTGGTGCAACTGAAGTTCATTTAATGAATCAAAATATTCAAACAACCGATTCTCCAACATTTGCTACATTAAATTTAACAAACGCTGGTAATGCAATAAACTTTAGTAATGCAAATGAAGTAATATTAGAGCACACATCAAATTCGACACCTGTTGCGTTTGATATGAGAAAAGGTGGAACTTCATTTAGTGATGATGGTACATATGGTACATTACATTTAACAAGAACAAATCACAATAACTCAGCAACATCAGTAGGTTCTAATTTACATTTCCAACTAAAAGATAGTGGTGGAACAATTAGAGAATATGCTGGTATTGGTGGCAGAAAAACTGAAGCTGGTGCAGCTGGAGGAGCATTACATTTCTATCGTTATAATAGAGCTGAATTAGGATATTGGAACGCTACTGGATTATATGCAACTGCGTTTTATGATTCGGCAAATACTGCTTATTATGTAGACCCTGCATCATTTACCGAATTATTTGGTGGTATAAGAAATAGTGGAGCACATGCTAGTTCCCAAATTATTAATAGATTACCGGCTGCAAATAATGGAAATGGTACTGGTATTGTACAATTGCAAATGTGGTGTTCTGAACCGGGTGTAAGTTGGGAAGGAGCTGGATTTGGATATAACGTAACAAATGATGGTGGTTCTCCTTCTGGATTTGGTAGATTAAATACTTCGTTTGGACAAGGTTATATGAGATTCGCTTCATCTGGGGATATATATTTCTACAATACTAACACATCTGGTACTAGAGTTACTAATATGGAGTTGTATCCAAACAATACTGTATTATTTAACAATTACGCAACGGGTGGTAACTCCCTAAGAGCACCAATATTCTACGATAGTAACGATACCAATTTTTATACAGACCCTTCTAGTACATCTAGAATATGGAGATTAAATATACAAAACTCACAAGGTGGTGGTGGTAGTAATGGTACTGTTGGATTACGAATTGCTGGTAATGGTGATTATGATTCACTTGAATTGGGTATATTTGGTGCCTACGATGGTATGATTCGTAGTTATGGAAACGATATACGTTATTATTCTGGACACTGGAAAACAGTAGGGTCAGCATCAAGTGAAAATCATTCGCATTTATGGTTTACAAGTAGAGCAGGTAGTGCCGATTGGTCTAATGTTAAAATGAGTTTAGACCACAATGCTACACTTTCCGTAACCGGAGATATGAGAGCACCAATATTCTATGATTCGGCAAATACTGCATATTATGTAGACCCTGTTGGTACTGCTAGATTATCGTATATAGCAGCAAATGCTGGTATTAGAATTGATGGTAGCGAAAATCTTTATTTGGATAATAACTACGGACAATCTATTGTAGGATTATATGATTCATTTAGATATCAGGGTGTATTCGCAATGGGTAACGCATATAAATTACTTATTAATGGAACTGGCGCTAATAACTTATATGGTTTAGCTTGGTCACATCCAAATGCAGGTGGTGTTGCAGGAAATCTTAACACACATGGTTTATTATGTTTAGAAAATGGTGCTTTTTTAGCAACATTATGTGGAAGTACTCGTGCTAGAGATGATATGCGAGCACCTATATTTTATGATAGAAATGATACCGGATTCTATTTCGATGGAAATGGTACTACTAGATGGCAAGGAACTGATGATTACTCTAAAATGAGAATTGGTTTGACAGCCAAAGGTAACTTTAGAAGAAATGATTATACTGGAGATACTAACTATTGGGTAGGTTCAATGGGATGGGGTACAACTGACCTTATCTCTGTATTTACTTGGGGTAGTGGTTTCTTCGATACTTGGAGTAACCCGGCCAATCAACCTGCTGGTACATCTCACTGGACCGGAGTTCAAGCACATCACTATGTAGCTGGGTATAATAACGGATATGGGTGGCAGTTAGTTGGTGGACCTATTAGTGGTGCATGGTGGACATCTTATTGGAATACAAAACGTCCTTGGTATAAATTGGCTATGTATAGTTTGAATGAATACTCAAGTGATTTTTGGGCATCTATTATGTATGATTCAAATAATAGTGGATATTATTGTGACCCGGATGGTACAACAAACTTAAACGTACTCAATTGTATATCATTAACAGAAACATCATCTATTAGATACAAAGAAAATGTAGTTAGTTTAGATAATTCATTAGATAGAGTATTATTATTAAGAGGTGTAACTTACAATAGAAAAGGTTCAAATGATACTGAAATTGGTGTAATTGCGGAAGAGGTTGCAGATATTGTTCCTGAAATTATTAACTTTACAAAATCTGGAGAAGCAGATTCGGTATCTTATGGAAGAATAACGGCATTACTAATTGAGGCAATAAAAGAACAACAACAACAAATAAATGAATTAAAGGCATTATTGGGTAAGTAATGTTTACAATAAAAATAAAAAATAACTATATTTATATTATATAATAAACGAATAAAATTATGGGATATACCTACGAATGGTCTGTAACCGGTATTAAAAAAGCAACTTCCAATAGTATTAATGATGCTGTTATTGGAACTAGATGGAAAGTAATTTGTACCGATATGGATGGAAATACTGGTGAATTTAGTGGAGCAACTCCATTTGATTTAAAAACAATTGATACAGGTAGTTTCATTGAATATGCTGATTTAACCGAAACTCAAGTATTAGGGTGGATTAAACATACGGTAAGTAGTTCGGCTGTAACAAATTATTGGGACCATATTCAAGGACAAATGGATTCACAAATCAATAGAAATAAATTGTTTATTGCGGAAGTTAATGATATTGATTTACCTTGGTCACCAACAAGTGGTTCTGTAACACCACAACACGAACCTGCACCAACTAATTAATAAAATATGCAAATAAATTATTCATACACACTTGTTGGAATCAAGAAAGTAAAATCATTTGATGGATTGGAGGATATTGTAGTAAGTGCTGATTTTATTGTTAGTGCGGAAATTGCAGGATTACCAAAGTTTGATTGGGCATTAGCAGATGTGCCGGTTGATACACCAAATGTTGAAAACTTTAAACCCTACGATGAACTAACCGAAGAAGAAATTATAAGTTGGGTAGAAAACTGCGAACCTATGGCTAATGTAAAGGCTAGTTTAAGAAGAGCTATTAATGAACAATTTACTAATAGAGAATATGTAGCATGGAATGGTTTGCCTACCTTAATGGAAACGCAAGACCCAATTATACCATAAACTATGAGATTATTAAACAGACAATTACACGGTATTACACGTACCCAATCTGCAACACGCGGATGGAAAGAATGTGTTTGTGGAAAAAGTAATGGAGGTTCATATCAAACTGTTGGTAGTTTAAGATTAGAAGTATCCGGTGGAAATCCTGAATTTTATTTTTCAACACTACAAGAGGAAACTGTTACCCATAATAATGGGGCTGATATACGATGGATAGCTTTTGCGCATGGATGGAGAGTTCAATCAAATGGTAATATTGATAACCCAACAGGTAATGGTGCTGCAAATTTTGTTGCATATCAACTAGAATTTAATGCTGGTAGTACAGATTGGTCTTATTGGGATGTAGGAAATAGAACAATAACGTGGAGAGCGTCAAGTGCAGCTGGAGTATCAACTACTATACATCGTGTGATGGTATATAGTGAAAGGATAGATTTAATAACATTATATTGCGTATAATATGGCAGTTTTACGTTCACTCGAAGGTATAAGAATAGATAGTAGTAACAACAACCAATGGGGGTCTAGAGTATATACCTCAACTAGAACTTGGGCACCGTATCAGTCTAATATTAATATGATACAAATGTATCAAAGTGGTGGAACAGGCACAAGAGAAGAAGTATCAGTACAATTAAGATGGGCAGCAATAAGAACGGAAGGTTCAAAAACAGAATTACCTATTCTTTACGCATCTGCAAGATTTTCTATGCAAACATATGGTGAAGTTGAAATGCGTTCTGGATTAGATTGGCATAGTTGGGGAGGTAATGGGATATTATTCCCATATGTAGGAAAAGGTGGTGCATCTATATTTATAGGGGCAAATAGTGGTATGGCTACGGGAGTAATTGGTTCGGTTTGGATAAATATATGTACTATGTCATTTTCAAATTTAGTAGTAAACGTTTTTAGTGATTAAATAATTATGGCAAGAATAACAGGGAATCAGGGATTAATTATGAATCAATCGAATAATAACTCTTATATGAGAGTATATTCACGCGGTAAAAATAATGTTGGTCCTTACCTTCGATTTAATATTTCTGGAGGAAATCCGCATCTACACATTATTGTTAAAACTTATATGTCATTTGTTCAAACAAATGGTTCTTCTGATTTTAATTCAGCATTGACAATATGGAATGCGTTATGGGTTGATACTGGTGGAAACACTTATGGTTTCAATGCTGGAAGTTGGACAAGTGGTGCAAATATAGATAGGGGTTGGAGTACATCATTTAGACAAGCCGACCTTTGGTTTCAGAGTCCTAGCAATGGTGGTTGGCCAGGGAGAGCAAGTATATCTTCCGAAATATTTTGTGATAGATGGGAGTTTGTAAGTATATCTAATCCATAATAGGTATCATTTAAAACAATAAAACAATAGTAAAACATCCCAAAATATATTTTTAATATAAAATTTATGTTTTGGGTATTTTGTTTATATTTATATGTGTAAATTGGAATACTTTTTACAAAATAACAAACATAGAATTTTAGAGATAAAAAAATGGCAGAAAGAATTGTATCACCCGGTGTATTCACAAGAGAAAACGATTTATCCTTCTTAGCGCAAGGAATCGGTGAAATCGGAGCAGCATTTATAGGACCTTTTAAGCAAGGACCGGCATTCGTACCAACGATTGTAAGAACTCAATCAGAATTTGAAGATATCTTCGGTACACCTGATGGGACATATTATACTGAATATGCAGTACAAAACTACCTTAGAGAAGCTGGTTCAGCAACTATTGTAAGGGTAGCTGGTACTGCTGGATATTCTCAAGTAGCACCTTTAGCAATATTTGCTTCTGGTTCATCGGCACAATCAGTAGGAACTAAACTAATTGGTGTATTACACTCAACTGCAGCTGGTGATGAGGGTGTTGGATTTACTGGAGCAAGTATAGTTAGTAATGATGCATTAGATGGTTCTTTTGTAATCAATGCATTGGTTGCTGGTACAAACGTATCCGCATCAATATTACCAACCGCAACAAACGATTTAGCTGATGTATTTGGTGAATCACCATTTGGAAGTAAAGCAGCATATGTACATTCTTATTTTGAGAATTTGGCATCATTCTACACAGGTTCTGCTGGAAATAACATTGTAATAACTAGAGTTGTATTACCAACTCAAGATTATGCATATGAGGCAAGTGTAGCATCAACACCATCTGTAGTATCTCAAGATATTAGTGGTGTTAGATATCCTCTATTCAGTTTCCACACATTAGGACATGGTAATGTTTATAATACTAAATTTAAAATTGGTATCTCTAATGTTAAGGCAGCTGGCGAAGATGGAGCAACGGATTATTCAACATTTACTGTAACTGTTCGTTCATACTCTGATACTGATAAAAGAAAAGTAGTTTTTGAAACATTTAATAATGTAAACTTAGACCCTGCTTCTACAAATTATATTGCAAGAAGAATTGGTGATAGATTTATTACATTAAATCAAGATGGTAAAATTACTGAAAATGGTGATTACCAAAATCGTTCAAAATATATTAGAGTTGAAGTAGCAGCTCAGGGTTCATTCCCTATATCAGCAGCACCTTTTGGACATGGGGCATATACAAACCCAATTACAGCAACAAATGCTGCAGAATCGTTATTAGTACCTGCTATAACATTACAAACAAGCTCAACTGGAAATACATCATCATCTCCATTATATTATTCTGGATTTGATTTTGAAACTGTTGGTGTGGCAATTGATAACAAACAATATTTAAAACCACTTCCTGCAAATGCACAAACTGGTTCTAACGTAACATTTGCGTTTGATTCTCAATTAAATTATCAAATGACGGGCTCAAATTCGGCAGATATGGTTAAAAGACAGTTTGTATTAGCATTGCAAGGTGGATACGATGGTATGAACCCAACGGTAGCTAAAGCACTTGGAACTGATATCACTCAACAAAATACGCAAGGATTTGATTGTTCAAATGGAGCATCATCTGGTACAACTGCATATTTCAAAGCAATAAACGCTGTATCTAATCCGGATGAGTATGATATTAACTTAGTTGTAACTCCTGGTATCATTCGTTCTCTACACCCATCGGTAACTACTAAGGTTATTGATATGGTTGAAGATAGACAAGATACATTCTACATAGCTGACTTTAGTGAAGCTGATTCCGATATAGCAGATACTACTTTACAATCTAATTCAGTAGATTCAAACTATGTAGCAACTTACTACCCTTGGGTTAAGACAATTGACAATAATAATAATAAAATAATGAGTGTTCCACCTTCAGTATTATTACCTGGAGTGTTTGCAGCTAATGATAGATTGGCAGCAGAATGGTTCGCACCTGCTGGTTTAAATAGAGGTGGTATCACTGGAGCAATTAGTGTATTGAATAGATTAACACATTCTGAAAGAGATACTTTATACGAAAACAAAGTTAATCCAATCGCTTCATTCCCTGGACAAGGTATTGTAGCATTCGGACAGAAGACATTGCAAGATAAAGCATCAGCATTGGATAGAATCAACGTAAGAAGATTATTAATCACTGTTAAGAAATTCATCGCATCTACGTCTCGTTACCTATTGTTTGAACAAAACACTACAACGACTAGAAATAGATTCTTAAACACTGTAAACCCTTATTTCGAAGCAATTCAACAAAGACAAGGTTTATACGCATTCAAAGTAGTGATGGATGAAACTAACAATACTCCTGATGTAATAGATAGAAATGTATTAGCAGGACAAATATTTTTACAACCGGCTAAGACAGCTGAATTCATCGTAATTGATTTCAACATCTTACCAACTGGAGCATCGTTTAACGCTTAATTAAGAAAAAAACGAAAAACCAATATTTATTAATAACAAAATAGAAATTAAAAAAAAATGGCAGAGATACTAGAGTTTGACAAGATGTTCTATACGAACTTCGAACCTAAAATGAAGCATCGTTTTACAATTGATGTAGACGGGCTTCAAGCATATACTATTAAAGTGGCGCAAAGACCGACTATTGCATTTGAAACGGTAACATTAGACCATATTAATATAAAAAGAAAGTTGCAAGGAAAGGGTGAGTGGTCTAACGTAACATTTACACTTATTGACCCTATTGTTCCATCTGCGGCTCAAGCTGTAATGGAGTGGGTACGTTTAGGACACGAATCAATCACTGGTAGAAGAGGTTATGCTGATTTTTACAAAAAAGATATAACTTGTAAAATGTTAGGACCTGTTGGTGATGTAATTGAACAATGGACTCTTAAAGGAGCATTTATAGTAAATGCAAATTTTGGAGACTTGGATTGGTCAAACGCTACTGACCCTGCCGATATTACATTAGAAATAGCTTACGATTACGCTATTTTGGAATATTAATAATATCTACTACAATATTAAAAAGGGATTTCCGAAAGGTTATCCCTTTTTTATTTCTAATTTTTTTATTTTGATGTATTTATATATATAAAACTAAATTATTAAAGTTATGGCAGAAAGTGCAAATGCAACTACAAGTAAATTTGAATTTCCAACCGAAATTATAGAATTACCATCAAGAGGATTGGTATATTCAAAAGATAACCCTTTGAGTAAAGGAACGGTTGAAATAAAATATATGACAGCAAGAGAAGAAGATATCTTAGCATCTCAAAATTTAATTAAAAAAGGTATTGTGTTAGATAAGTTATTTGAATCGGTTGTTGTTGAACCTGGTGTAAATATAAATGATATTTTCATTGGTGATAAAAACGCAATTCTATTGGCTACTCGTATTTTAGGATATGGGGCTGATTATACGGTTGAAATTACTGACCCATTTACATCCGAAAAGCAAGAAGTTACAATTGATTTATCAAAAGTACAAACAAAAGATGTTGATGAATCTGTATTAAACGCCGAAAATGTGTACAAATTTACATTACCACAAAGTAAAAAGGTAATTGAATTTAAGTTATTAACGCATGGTGATGAGCAGGATATTAATAAAGATAATCAAGCATTGGAAAGAGTAAATAAAACAAAAAACACAACATCTTTTGATGTAACTACTCGGTTTAGATATATGATTTTATCAGTAGATGGTAATAAGGATGGTGGATTTATTAACAAATGGATTCAAAATGGATTTTTAGCATTAGATACAAAAGCATTTAGAAAATATGTTAGAGAAATTAGTCCAGATTTAGACTTAAAATTCGAATTTACATCAGATATAACAGGCGAAACGGAGGCGTTAGATATCCCATTTGGGGTTAGCTTTTTTTACCCTGCCAATTGATTATAAAACAACACTTCATAATCAAATTTGGGAAATGGTTCATTTTGGTAATGGATTCAATTGGACAGAAGTTTATACGATGCCAATACATCTTAGAAAATTTTATTTTAAAAAATTAGTTGATATCAAAAAGAAAGAAGCAGATGAAATGAAAGCTGCACAAAGTAAATCAAAAGCAGGAAAAGTGAGGATGAGATAATCCTCACTTTTTTTTTATTCAATATTTATTATATATAACCAACTGTACAAATGGCAAAAAAATTAAACGAAGGAATTCTCAATAAATTTGTAGATGCTTTTTTTGATTCTTATAAAAAAGGATTGGACCAAACTTTTATAAATAAATCGGCAGAAAAGCATCCAGAAGTATCTAAAAAATTAGCAAATATAACAAATGATTTGGATGATTTAGTAAAATATTTAGATAAATACGCAAAATAATAAATGGCAGATAAATCAAAATTAATTGATGCCGAAGCTAAAGCTATACAAAATTTAGCCAATTTGCAAGAAAAACTTGCAGAAGCAACTGCTGCGCAAGATTCTGCTCAAATAAGTGCTTTAGATAAAAAAATTAAAAAAATAAATGATTTTATTGGTAGAACAAAAGGAATTAGAGAATCGATTTCTAATTTTAAAGACTTAACAACTCAAATGTCATTAGCTGGTAATGTTACATCCGATATGGGTAAAGAACTTACTCTTATGGCTAAGCAAGTTAATAAAATAGGTAGTATAAGTATTGATGTTGGTGATGTTGATGCTGCTAATTTTGTAAAAGATTTTATGGCAGGTGCTGATATGCTAACACAAGCCCAAAATGAGTTAATGCATGCATCTGCTAGTGGTGATTCCGATGCAATGAAAGCGGCTACTGAAAATTTAGATATTGCAAAAAAAATGTATGTAGATTTAATAAAATCTAGCGATTCTGTTTTTAGTAATAATAAAGATATAGCAAGAGCAGTTCAGGATTTTGGTGCGGCACAAAGTAAAGTAAATAAAGCAATGCAGGCAACGATAGGTCTTACTGAAGATGAGTTAGATGCTTATAAAGAACTTACCGAAGAGGCAAATAGAATGCAAGCTAGGTTTAATGCAGTTGCTAACCAAATAACAACTGCATTAAAAAAACCACAAGTAGCAATTGGTTTGATGGTTATGGGAGTTGGTACATTTGTTAATAAATTAGGTGAAGTTCGTTCTCAATTGGGAGGATTAACAGAATTTGCAACAACTGGTTTGGCTTTCTTTGATGATAATGCAGTTGAAAACGCTAAAGCATTAGCTTCCGAATTCGGAGGTATGAATAATGTTAGTGGGGAATTACAAGCATCAACATCATTAATATCCAAAAATATGGGTATTAGTGGAACTGAAGCAGCCGGATTATTGGGTTCTTTTAGTAGATTAAACGGAAATAGTGAAGAAGCTGCCCTAAATTTAACAAAATCAACACAAGAGTTTGCAAAACAAAATGGAATAATACCTGCAGCTTTAATGGCAGATTTAGCCGGTTCTGCTGAAGAATTTGCTTTATTTGGTAAAGATGGCGGTGAGAATATAATAAAAGCAGCAGCAGCAGCAGCCAAAATGGGTGTTAGTTTAAAAACTATGACCGGTATTGCTGATAACCTTTTAGATTTTGAAACATCAATAACTAAAGAATTGGAATTGGGTGCTTTAATGGGTAAGAATATCAATTTAGATAGAGCTAGAGCATTAGCATTTGAAGGTAAAATTGAAGAAGCTACACAAGAAACTTTAAATGCATTAGGTGGTGTGGATGCTTTTAATAAAATGGATTATTTCCAAAAGAAAGCAACTGCAGATTTATTAGGTATATCCGTAGCTGAACTTGGTAAAATGGCTGCTAATCAGGAGAATGCAACTACATTAACTGGACAAATGAATTCACAATTTAGTATGATAAATGAAACTATACAAGCTGGTATGAATACAGGATTGGGTTCATTTATACAATTGTTAGGTGGTGGAATAATGACAGGAGTTCAATTTGGAGGTGCATTAGGTCAAATGGGTGTTAAATTTACAAAATTGGGTGAGTACGCAAAATCAATTGGTAGTACTATGGGTGGTTGGGTAAAAACATCAGCTGAATTTATAAAAAATATGGCATCTAATGTACTGCAAAAATTTATGGGTGGTGGAGCGGTATCAACGGCAACTCAATCAATAGCAGATGTAGCTGGAGGTAGTTTAGCGGATAAAGCAAAAGAAACTATACAAGATAAAGCAAGTGGTAAAGTAGAAGATTTAGTAGATAATAAAATAGATTCCGTAACATCACCTGAAGGTGTAGAACAAGCAACCGAATCTATGAATAAAGATAAATCAATGGGTGATAAACTTAAAGATTTAGCTTCAGGATTAAAAGCAATGGGAAATCCAAAAGTATTATTTGGTGCTTTTAATTTAATACCAACTGGAATTGGTTTTGCATTAATGTCGGTAGGTTTACCAACATTATTTGTTTTATCAAAAATTGATATAAGTACGGTTGGTACTGGATTAAAATCATTAGCTAAAGGATTATCCGCATTTGGTGATGGTAAAGTATTAGCTGGTGCTGGTGTATTAGTAGTAGCTGGTTTGGCATTTGCAATTATGACAGTAGGTTCATTAGGTTTAGCTGCAATTGCATTGGGTGGAGAAGCCGCAGCAATTGGATTAGTTGCATTAGCTGGAGGATTGTCCGCATTTGGTGTTAGTGCACCGGCTGCATTAATTGGAATTGGATTATTGGCATTATTTGGTGCATCACTAATACCATTAACATATGCATTGAGTTTGTTAGCACCATTAATTGAATCCATTGGTAAATCAATTGGTAGTGTAGTAGAATCAATTGGAAAGGGAATTGCATCGGTGGTGGGTAGTATAGGTGATTTAATGGTTAAAATATTACCATTGTTATCTATGGATGCAGCAGCCGCGTTATTTTCTATGGCAGGTGGATTTATTGCATTATCTGCTGCAATGGCATCGTTTGCAGTAGCTGGATTATTAGCAATACCTGCAATGTTAGCAGTTGGTACATTTTTAGAAATAGGTGGTGGTTCTGTTATAGAGGCACTAAGTGGTGGTGGAGAAGGTGGTGGTAAAGAAGCTGAAGATAAAAATGCTAAAATGGATGAATTAATAAACGAAATAAAAGCATTACGAACAGATTTAAATTCTGGTAAAATATCAGTACATATGGATGGTAAAAAAGTAACATCTGGCGTTTCAAAAGTAGTATCTACTGTAACTTCAAATTCATACGCACTTAAATAATGGGAAAAACTATATTAGAACTTTTTCAAACTAAAAAATTAAGCAACACACAAACTGCTGAACAAAAATACGAAACCCGTAATAGTAAAGATATATCAATATCAACTCCAAATGGTGCTCTAAACGCAACTTCATTTCCGTTAGTAAATAAATTGCGTAGAAGTAGAATAAGTGATAGAACGAGAGAAACTGTCATCGAAGAAGAATTATTAGGATTAAGACAATTACGTTTTTTATCACAGCCAATCATATATGGTACGGATATTATCCGCTTAAATAGATTATCCACCAATATGTTGGATGATATGAAAGCTGGTGTAAATGGAAATGCGGGTAATAATGGTATAATTGGAAACTTATTAAACAAAGTAAAAGGAAAAGGATTAGAATTAGCATCAAAAATAGGTGTAGCATTTCCAGAAGAGATAATTCCATCTAGAGTAATATTAAAAAATGATTTTAAAAATGGACTTGAACCAAATACAATGCAAACACTTGCTAAAATTAAAAAAGATGCAGGTGGGACATTGGTTGGTAAGTTTTTAGCACAAAACGTAACAGGAACTCCTAGACAAATTGGAAACGCAGTGTTGGGTTCTGGTATTCAATTAGCAAAAGATAAAGTTCAAACTTATCTATTTGGTGCAAGAAAAAGTGGACAACAATTATTGGCAAAAAATGACCCTACATCACGTTTGTATTCAAGCGCAATGCCATATAAAGATACCGTAGATTATACAGGTACAGATTTAAAATTAAGAAATGATTTATCAACAATAAAAAATGAATTATCAACAATAAAAAAAGATGGACCTGCTAATTTAAGTGGTGAATATTTACGATTATCAAAAGAAAATAAACCAAATAATTTATTTAGTTCAATTGTAGGTGGTGGTGTATCAAATCCATTTAGTATAGGTGGTGGTGGTGTATCAAATCCATTTAGTATAGGCGGAGGCGGTGTATCAAACGTATTTAGTTTACCTAGTAAATCGGGAACTTCAAACGTATTTAATATACCAGTTAAGGGAGCAAATCAATCAAACGTATTTACAATTCCAAAAGCAAATGCAAATAATTTAATTACGGGTAGAAAGGAAGGACAGCAAGTAATAGGTAAGGAATTATTAAAAGTAGGAACTGGTGAAAGTATATTAAAATACAATGCTGATAATACAATAACAAAATACTCAAATACAGTTGATGAAGAATCACTGGTAATTGAACAACGAAACGATTTATCTACAAGATTACAACAAATTGGAGGTGTAGGCCCTGCAAGTCTTGCATTAATAAATGCAACTACAAAGGATAAACAAAGTACAACATCAATAGGTTCTCAATTTGCTGGTTTAAATAAAAAAACTCAACAAGAAAAAAGTTTATTTAAAGCGTTGGCTGGTGAAAATGGGTTATCATTACCAAACGGTATAATAATACCTCCACCCGCAAAAGCAGAAGATTTATTAACTGCTAGAAAAGAAGGACAGCAAGAATTAGGTAGAAAAGTTCAAGAATCAAAAGGAAACGATTTATTAAAATATGACCCTAGATTATCTGCAACTGCTTATTCAAATACGGTTGATGAAACAAATGATGATGAAAAAAGTAGAAATGATTTATCTACTTTATTAACTAAAATTCAAACTGTAGCTGAAACAAAATCTACTGGTAATGAATTAAATATAACCGGAATTGGTAATAATGGAATACCACAAAAAACCGATAAGTTAAAGTATAGTTCAGAAGAATTTGCTCGTAGTATTGAATCTAAAAAATCATTAGGAAATGCTGTAAATTTTTTAAATACAAAAAATCATTATACTGATACTGGAAATGATGTATTTGGGGATTTGGATTTTATAACTGTGAAGTTTACATCCGTACCAAACAAAAAATCAGTTAATTTTACAGCTACAATTACTGGTATTAGTGAAAATGTATCACCTAGTTGGGATTCTGCTAAATTTTTAGGTTCTCCTTTTAATTATTATACATATTCGGGTATAGAACGAAGTGTTAGTTTTACACTTACATTATATTCTACAAATTCACAAGAGCACGTAGCAATGTGGGAACGAATAAACTTCTTAACATCATTAGCATATCCTGCTGGATATCATAATGAAACTTATATAATTTCACCATTTACAAAAGTAACAATTGGTAATTTATATAAAGATAAAGAATGTATTATAGATAGTCTATCGTATACGGTAGATGATACTGCTGGTTGGGAAATTGGTGATAATAAATCATATGGTGGTAATGGTGGTAAAGTAAATATTGAAACTGATGGTAATACTGCCGAAGTAACAAAACCATTAAACGGATATAAACTTCCAATGGTAGTTAGTGTAAATATAAGTCTTAAATTTATAGAAAGTAGAAATAATACTGTAAATAATTTTTATGGATGGAATAGTACACTTCCTCAAAATGATATTGCTAAAAAACTCCAAGAGGTAAATCCACAAAAAAAGGCAGCATCCGTAACAAGCAAAACACCATCAGCGATATTAAGTAACGAAAATTTTAATAAACGTCAAACAGAAATACAACAAAAAATAGATAAAGATAATCCATTTAATAAATTTTTAAATAAAGGACGTGGTTCATTACTTGGTGGAGCGGGTCTCTAAATAAATAATTAAAATGATAAGTAGATATTCAAATAACGAAACTAAAAAGACTGTTGATGGGAGAACTGTATATAAACCAAAAATATATCCAAACATACCATTGAGAGATGATGATTTGTATGTTGCTACTGAAACCGGTGATAGGTTGGATACATTAGCATACGATTATTATAGAGATTCTACATTAGGTTGGATAATAGCATCGGCTAATAACATACATAATGCGGTATTTGGATTTGAAGATGGTACAATATTAAGGATACCATTAAATTATATAGAAATAGTATCAAATCAAACTAAAATAAATTAAAAAGTTATGTCAGGATTTCCTAATTTTTCAAATGTTGCTCCATACGCTAGAGCGGAATTGGATAGAAGAATTGCAAACCCAATTGAAACTATTAGTGGTTTAAACGCTTGGGTTAGAATTGCTTCTGGTGTTGATTCTGGATTAATACTATATTCAAATCCTAATTTTACAATATTTGAAGCTGCTGGAGATAGGTCTATTGGTACTATATATGGTAATCAATCATCAAGTGGAACTATTGGAGTAACATGGGATGGTAGACCTTATATAGATTATAATGATTTAGCATTTAGACCAAAGCCAAATGTAACCTCAATAGAAATAGATGAGGGAGCTGGTAATCTTTCTAGAAAAGCAAAATTTACAATAACTGCATACACACCGGGTCAATTAAATGAATTATGTAAATTTTTTTTAGAGCCTGGATTTACTATATTTTTAGAATGGGGGTGGAATGAAAGAAGAGCAATGAATGGGTTTGAGGCAATAAGTGTTCCTTATGTTGCAAAAAATCAATCTTTTAAAAATGTAAATCAACGAAGAGAGGAAACTGGTGGTTTATATGATAATTATTTGGGATTTATAACAGGCGGTAGTATAGCTATAAGTGGACAATTTTGGGAAATAAGTGTAGAATGTACTGGATTTACGGAATTACCTGCATACTTTTTAGCCGCAGATAATACAAAACCAGACCAAACACCAGAAGAGTTAGAAGAAGCAGCAAATGAGTTTGACCCTGCTGAAATATCAGCTCAAACAGATTTAGGTTTAAAACGTTTTATGATGATGTATAATCAACTACCATCAAATAGAAGAACGGATGCTGTATATGGTTTAATAAAAGATACGAAGGAAGTTGCACATGTAGTCAATTTTATAAATTTTGATGAATCGGTTAGAGAAGAAATGAACAATCAAACGGATGGTTGGGCATGGGGAATATTTGAAAATTCGGCAACAGTTGGTAGTGAATCTGTAAGTTTTCCATCTGGTACTGAAATAATTGGACCTGATAAATTTATTAGATTTGGTACATTAATGAAAATAATAAATGCAATAGGTATAGACCACTATGTTATTGGAGGAAAGAAAGTAAAAATGCAAGTGAATACCGAACGAACTGTTGTAAGTGCATTTCCTAAAATATTTAGTTGTAATAAATCAAAATTATTCATTCCAAATCCAAAAACACCAAAATTTGATTTATTGGCAGCTATAAAATCCAAAACGCCACAAAAAAAATATAAAGAAATTTTAAATAATAGTGTT